TTTTCGGCAGGTTGGCCGGATCCGCAGGAACCTTGGGCACACGCGGGCCGCCACTTTGCGTGGCGGATTTTGCTAGGTGAGGCTTGCGCCGCACCAAATCTTTGAGGGCTTCGGTAATGTCGTCTGCGTCGAACTCGCCATCATCGCCAGGCTCGAACTGGGACAGGTCCAGGTTTAGGAGCGCGTCCGTTGGGTCGATCAGGACATCCTTGGCCGCCAGCTTCAGGTCAGCTTTCAGGACACGCTCGTTTGCCTTGGTCATGGCGCGGGCGTCGGCCTCGCGCTGCCAGTCCTCAGGGGTCTTCTCGTCGCCAGCCTTGGGCGCGCTGAGTGCGTCAAGCTTGTCTTGTAGCGCCTTCTTCGCGGACTTCTCAGTGGCAAGCTTGGCCTTCATGGCGTCAAGGGCGCGCTTGCCGGGATCGCCCAGCGCTTCGGAACCGTCCGGGTCCGCGTCGGTGTCGTCAGGAGTGCCGGCGGGGGGCGTGTCGTCGCCGGTTGCGGCTCCGGGATCGGCGTCAAGCGGCTCAGTTGCGGCGGGTGGCGTAATGGGTTCGGGCATTGCGATTCCTTTTCGTCAGCCCCATTGCGGGGCATAAGAAAACCCCCGGCCATTGCGGCAAGGGGTTGGTGGGACCACCTATTAATAGGCGACCCCGTGGACTAAAATTGAGGGATGACAATCACTGAGTTCCTAGAGGCGCGCATTGCCGAGGATGAGGCCGCGCTGGAGCGTCGAGGCGCGTTTCCCCACTCCACCCACGGCATGGATGAGGTGGGCGCCTATGACCCGCGTTGCCCCGACTGCCTTGGGCTGCCCGGTAAGGCCCGTGTCCTGGCTGAGTGCAAAGCCAAGCGGGCCATCATTAAGCACGCCATCGCCATCCATGAAGTCATCGAAGGCGAATGGGGCGGCGGCAGGACGATAGGGGAAGAGGGTTGGCAAGAGGACAATCTGGGGACCGACGTGATCCGCTCCCTCGCCTCCGTCTACGCTGACCACCCGGCCTACCCGGTGCTAGAAAATGTAGGCGTACTGCCTGAGTAGGTTCACGGCTTCTTCGCGACTGCTGGCAACCTTGAAGATTTCCTCAGGCATCAGGCGGGTCTGGCCGGGATTCGTCGCGCCGTATAGGCCGCGCTTCGTCGTGCCCATCCACGTGGCCTGCTCGCCAGTCTTGGTGACGTACATTCCTTGACATGCGTTGACAACCTGGTTCATGTCCGCGCCAGCGTCGATAGCCTCCACGCCAGCCGCTCCGAACGCCTTCACGCGGGCGTCAGGTGACAGCGACTCGTAGTAGGCTTTCGGATCCGTCGCCGGGTAGTCGTCAATGTTCTCGTCCACGGGAATGTGAGTGCAGTGGCACCGAGGATGGCGAAGGAACGGCGTTGCCTTGCCATACTTCTTGCCCGCTAGGATGATGCACCGCGAACACGCGCCCGCCTGAACCATCCGCACATAGGACTTCGGCCGGAAGTACGGTTTCACCAGCCCGTCAGAACCGTGCACGTACATATGCCCGCCGGGGCCCTTGAACGGCTCAGCGCTCGCAGGCGGTGGCGCGTCACGCATGAACATCGACACCATCGACGCCGACGAACCCGCGCCCGCTATCTGTGACTCCACAGCAGTACGCAACGCAGCGGCGCCCGCATCCATCGCGCCGGCCAGTGATGCGCCGCCTGCAATGGACCGCTTGGCGTTGACAGGTCCGGTGAGCAGTAGGCCATTCATAGAGCGGCCATCGTCGGTGAACCCGGCGGCGAATCCGGCAGGACGCACCGCCGCCTCAGTGAGCGACGCAGCGCCGAACGCTTCGGCCACGTTCTCCATGTACGGGTCCACATTCGCGGCCATCACAAACTGTGCCCGCTGCACCAGAACCCCGGCACGCGCTGCAACCATGCCCCAACTCGCGGACATCGACGCAGGATTCACGCCACGCCACAAACCAACCACAGCCGTAGCCGTGCGGTCGGCAAGGCTGATCTGCCGCGACTGGAAGTCGGTAGCAACCTCAGCGACAGTTGCCACAGTCAGGCCGCCGCGCCATCATTCACGGGCGGTGGTGCGGACGCATTCAGAAGGTCGCCGATACCCGCGGCCATGTTCCGCTGCGTCTCGGCCGTCTTCATGTCCATAATCCGGGAGATCTCAGCCGGCGAGTGTCCCTGCTTCTCCAGCAGGTACTCAAACGGGTAGCCGGAAGCAATGTCCTTCACCATCGCGTCAGCCTTCTGCGCCTCAGACCGCGACTCAGAATCCTTCCACTTGACCACACCAAGGCGGGCCTCCTGCGCCATCTTGTCATCGCCCTTTTGGATAGCGATGAGCTCGAATACATCCTTGACGCGTGGAGTGAAGAATTCCTTAGCCTGTGTAACCTTCTGGACCAGACCAGCCTCAGCCGCCATGATCGCGGACTCGGACAAGTTGTTCATGCCGTTGTTTGAGACAAGATAATGCGGGGGCGTGCGGGTCTGTGCGGAGATATGCCCGACAGCCTTCTCAATCGTTTCCGTGAACACGTCAAGCTTCGCGGAATCGAACTGGCCGATGGTCGTATTCTGCCCCGTCAGCCACAGCATGCGACCTTGGGTCAGCTTCTCTTCGTCAATGTCCCGCTCACCGATCTTGACGCCATTCGCGTCCATGATCGGGATCTTCGGCGGCGCCTGCCCCATGATCACGCGGGCAGGCATTGAGGCGTAGTCGGCGGCGTTAAACAGGTACGCCCACAGTAGGTTGATGGCGTTCTGCATCGGAATCACGCCCTGAATCTCGCTCAGGGGCCCAGTGCCAAGGACTGGACGGTTCGGGAACTCCACCAACGGGACAACACCCAGATGGTTTACGCCCGACGCCTCTTCATCCATAACCCAACCGCCATCAAAAGACAGCGAGGAAAGGACGGTTTCCGGCAGTGCCAAGCCGGTAAAACCAGCGAAAACACGGGCGCGGGAGAACTTATAGACGAAATCGGCGTCATAGAGCGTGACGAACTCTTTATTGGCGTCCAGATCATCCCAGATCACCATGCCGTACTTACGGCGGCGGTTCGTCTCAGCGTCATACCAAACAATGGCCTGACGGGCATCGCGCCACGTGATGATCGGCTCGCCGGCCGGATCGCCCCACACGAGGGCGAAAGAGCGGCGGGCGATCATCGCATCAAGGAAGCCCTGCGAGCTCCACGAATCCTGCTCATTCATCAGCCAGGAATCGTAGAGGCTCTTCTCCCGCTTCGACTGCCGGGAGCTGGTCGAAGATGGCAACTTGAAGCCCTGCACTGCGATACGCTCTGACGCCGCATTGACCACAACCTCGCACCAGTTGTCCGTGAAGCCCTTGTATCGCGATGAATTGAAGTTCTTCCACTCCTTCGACGCGAACGCCAAAGGCTGGTTGCCCTGGTAGAACTCCTTGAACTCCGTCGCCTCCTGCCCGCGGTACTGAAGGATGCGGTAAAGGCGGTTTACCTGCTCCGTAGCCTGTTCTTTGGTAAGCAAGCGGATCCCCCTTTAGAAGACGTATGTGTATTCGGGCTCGGTCACGGCATTAGCTCCGGACGCGACAGCATCAGCAGCGGCCTCATGAGCCAGTACGGATGACATGGCAAGGTCAATCTTTTGGAGTTCGGACGCCTTGCCGAGGATGTAGGTCTGGCCTTGGCGGGCGCGCTCTACCGCGTTCCGCATATGGAAGGCGGTGGTTTCGCACCCGTCGTGGGAGAACTTGGAATCCGGCTCAATGATGTCCGTCTTCATGCGCTCCAACGAGGCGTGCATCTGCGAGATACGGTTAGTCCGCCACTCGAAGAACACTTTGTCCCCGTAGGCTGCTTTCCACTCGTCCAGCTCGGTCTCAAACTTGAACGGGTCACAGTAAGCGCGGACAATCTCAAACTGGTTGTTGATGTCCTCCCACGCCCGATGAATCTCCGGGCGAGGCACGCGGCCATCCCAGTTCCGCGGATCCCAGATTGTTTCCCGCTCGCCATCGAAATAGCGCGGCGTGAACTGGTGAAAGTCCAGCGTCTCAAGCCGGATGCCCGTGACGTCGTTCGTCTCCGAGCCGTCAAACCCGGCACAGACCTTCGTGCGCGGCTTCACAGAAGTAACAGCCTTCCGCGATTCCCACTGACCAGGCTGCAACCACGACCGCGAACCCGCAACGATCCGATTACCGAAGAATCGCTCAGCCTCAGCCGGGTTCGCTTCCATGACAGAAGCTGCCTCGGCCTCAATCGAGCGGATATCAACCCACGGCGAAAACTTGTAATTGAACGCGAAGATCTTCTTCCGGTCCGCCTTCAGCTTGAAATTAAGCTTCGGATCAGGCGGGAAGTAGTGCTTATAGACATCCTTCTGCCGCGACTCATGCAACGCCTGAGCCTGCGAGTTCTCTGCGGGGTCATAGCAGTTCGTCGAGCACGACATCCGGCCGCCCATACCAGCAGTACCGCGGGCCAGTGTGCGGAAGAACTTCTTCATCTTGTTTGAATCAGTCCACAGACCAATCTCATCCGGGAAGGCATGGGAGATACGGGCACCGAGGCGGCCGTCAGCCTTCGACGTCACCGTCTCGAT